CACAACCTTACGCATCATCACCAGTATCATTTACATCATGGGCATTAAGTATAGATAGTGACGTTAAAGAAATAACCTTTGATACTAGAGAAGAAGCAAGAGACTTTTCAGCAATTACAAATAACTTATACTTTAGTGGTGTTAATCCAGATATTAAGGGACTACTTAATATTAAAACAAATATTGAATTACTTACAAAAGACTCATCAGAGTCAGGCGAAGCAATTACAAGTTTCTCATCACCAGAAGGACTTACTGTTGCAAATGGTAATACAGTTATTTGGACTGCGAATGCATCAACATATGATTCTTTCATAATTGAATATAGTATGAAAGATAAATCAGCAAGTGTTAACGAAACATATAAACGAATCGGAACAACAATGATAGGAGCAGATACAGATTCTAAGCAAGTATTTATTAATGATACTTATAGTGATCATCATGCTAATATAACAGGGAACGTCAATTTTACAGTTTCAATGGCTTCTGACGGAACAGATATTATATCATTAAATGCTAACAACTCTTTAACATCTTCTACAGATTGTCAAATGCGATATATTTTACGAAGATGGCAAACTACAGTAACAACATAATAACTAATGTTCGAGAAACATCATAGTCCCGAGGACCGACTGAAAATTTGGCGTGATTTTCGAAATCAAAAACCATCTACGATAAAAGAAGTAGTAAGCGAATTTGCACATATAAAAGTATTAGATAGATATCTAGACTACTACACACCTAAGTCTTGGCCTAACATTTTTACTATTGTTTACGACGGTAATTTTTGTCAAACAGGCATAACATTGTTAATGATTGCTACCTTAGACCAATTGGGGTTCATTAAAGAAGAAAACCTAATTTTACCAGTGATAAGTAATAACGAAATCGGCAATACTGGAATAGTTTTTGAACATGAGGACTTCTTTTTAAATTTCACACCTGGTGAAGTAGTATTAAAGGATACCGCCTTAAAGCAAGGAACACTATTTCAGACCCATAAATTACCACTAAAGCAAATTTATTCTTGACTTTTAAGTAGTTTTATATTATAATAAAACTTCGGTAAATATAATTAGAAACATAGAAAAATTACGGAAATACACACATGCAAGTTAAGAAAAGGGACGGCCGACTAGAAGATCTCAACATAGACAAACTACACAAGGTTGTGATGTATGCCTGCGAAGAAATCACAGGAGTCAGTGCATCACAAGTAGAAATTAATAGTCAAATACAATTCTTTGATTCGATAGCAACTGAAGATATACAAGAAACACTTATTAAAAGTGCGGCAGACCTTATATCAGAAGAATATCCAAATTATCAATATGTAGCCGGAAGGCTAATCAATTATCATTTGCGTAAAATGGTTTATGGAGAATTTGAACCACCATGCTTATGCGACATTATTCAAAAAAATATTGATGCAGGATTTTATGATTCTGAGATTCTAGAACTATACACTAAAGATGAAATCGACGAACTTAATGCACATTTAAAACACGAAAGAGATGAAGTATTAACTTATGCCGCCATGGAACAATTCCGAGGCAAGTATCTAGTTCAAAATAGAGCAACAGGAGAAATTTACGAAACACCACAAGTTGCGTATATGTTAATTGCGGCAACATTGTTTGGTAAATATTCTGCAGAGTGCAGAATGAATTATGTAAAGATGTATTATGATGCTATTAGCACATTTAAGATTTCTTTACCTACGCCTGTTATGGCAGGTGTCAGAACACCACAAAGACAGTTTAGTTCATGCGTATTAATAGAAACTGACGATAGTTTAGATAGCATTAATGCAACAACTAGTGCAGTTGTAAGGTATGTAAGTCAAAAAGCAGGAATAGGTATAGGGGCAGGCAGTATTAGATCAGTAGGCTCTCCTATTAGAAATGGCGATGCAACACATACTGGAGTTATTCCCTTCTATAAATTATTTCAGTCTGCAGTTAAGAGTTGCTCCCAAGGCGGAGTAAGAGGCGGCGCCGCAACTTTATATTACCCTATATGGCACTTAGAGGTTGAAGATCTGCTTGTATTAAAGAACAATAAAGGAACAGAAAATAATCGCGTTAGACACATGGATTATGGTGTGCAATTTAATAAGTTAATGTATGAGCGACTTATTGCTGGAGAGAATATTACATTGTTTAGTCCTAATGATGTTCCTGGACTATATAATGCTTTCTTCGATAATCAAGAAAAATTTCAAGAGTTATACGAAAAAGCAGAACGTATGACAAGCATTCGAAAAAAGACTATTTCAGCAATAGAACTGTTTTCTTCGTTCATGCAAGAACGTAAGGATACAGGAAGAATTTATTTAATGAATGTTGATCATGCAAACACACATGGAGCATTCCAAGAAGACATAGCACCAATTAGACAAAGTAATTTATGTTGTGAAATTAATTTACCAACAAAACCACTTAAATCTATTGACGATTTAGATGCAGAAATTTCTTTATGCACCTTAAGTGCAATTAACTGGGGCGTAATTAAAGATACACAAGAAATGGAAAAAGTGTGTGATTTAGCAGTAAGAGCCCTAGACGAACTACTAGACTATCAATCATATCCAGTAATGGCCGCAGAACAATCCACAATGAATCGAAGACCATTAGGTATTGGAATAATAAATTTTGCGTATTGGTTAGCAAAGCACGATACTACATACCAAAATCCTAACTTAGAACTTATAGATGAGTGGGCAGAAATATGGAGTTATAGTTTGATTAAAGCAAGTGCAAATTTGGCTATAGAAAAAGGTGCATGTCCTAAAACAAATGAGACAAAATATAGTAAAGGTATTACGCCTAATCAAACATACAAAGAAGATGTTGACGAATTAGTTAAACATAAAGAACGCATGGATTGGAAAGGATTAAGAAAACAGTTAGCAGAAACTGGAATTAGAAATTCAACACTAATGGCACTAATGCCAGCAGAAACATCTGCACAAATTAGTAATAGCACAAACGGCATTGAGCCGCCACGTAGTTTTGTTAGTATTAAACAAAGTAAGCATGGTGTATTAAAACAAGTAGTGCCGGGTTTCCCATATTATAAAAATAAATATGATTTACTTTGGGAACAAAAATCACCAGAAGGTTACTTAAAAATTGTAGCAGTTCTACAAAAATATGTTGATCAAGGCATTTCAGTAAATACATCTTACAACCCGGAACACTATCCAGAAGAAAAAGTTCCTCTAAGTGTATTGTTAGGTGATATAATCAATTTTTATAAATATGGCGGTAAGCAATTATACTACAATAACACTTACGATGGCCAAGGCGAAATAGATATTAATAAGGCAGAATTTACCCAGAGAAAAAATGTAGAGGCTAATTTTATCGAGTCATCAAATGTAACTCTAGATCCGTTAGATGATGAAGAAGATTGCGAAAGTTGTAAAATATAATGAAAAGTGTATTAGATGTAAAAAATAGACATGATCATACTAAGATGAATATGTTCTTAGACACAAATGGTGGTCTAGGAATGCAACGATACGATATTGTAAAATATAAGCAATTTGAAAAACTTACAGACAAGCAATTAGGATTCTTTTGGCGCCCAGAAGAAATTGATATTTTAAAAGATGCAACAGATTTTAAAAACTTAACTGCCGCTGAACAACATATCTTTACAAGTAATTTAAAAAGACAAATATTACTTGATAGTGTGCAAGGCCGTTCACCTAATCTTGCTTTCTTGCCTATAGTAAGTCTGCCAGAGGTTGAAGCATGGATTGAAACATGGGCATTCTCAGAATTAATTCATAGTAGAAGTTATTCACATATTATTAGAAATGTATATGCAAACCCAAGTAAAGTATTTGATGAAATGCTAGACATACAAGAAATTATAGACTGTTCAGACACTATTACAAAAACATATGACGATTTAATTGAGTATAATGCTCTTAGACAAAAAACTAGTAAAAAATATAATGAATACGAGCATAAAAAAAGAATTTGGTTATGCTTAATGAGTGTAAACATATTAGAAGGTGTCCGATTTTATGTATCATTCGCATGTGCTTGGGCATTTGCAGAACTTAAAAAAATGGAAGGCAATGCAAAAATTATTAAGTTTATTTGTAGAGACGAAAATATTCATTTAGCAAGCACACAACAAATGTTAAAACTACTTCCCCAAGAAGATAAGGATTACGAAAAAATAAGAAAAGAAACATATAAGCAATGCACCGAAATGTTTCTCGAGGCTGTTAATCAGGAAAAAATCTGGAGTGATTATTTGTTTAAAGATGGAAGTATTATTGGACTTAATGCAGAGTTATTAAAACAGTATGTAGAATACATTGCAGGTAAAAGAATGCAGTCCGTGGGCCAAGAAAAGATATTTAATACAGGAACAAATCCCCTACCTTGGACCCAGCAATGGATTGCAGGCGGTAGTGTCCAGCCTGCTCCTCAAGAAACAGAGATTAGTTCATATGTTATAGGCGGAACCAAAATAGATGTAGAAAAAGATACATTTAAAGGTTTCAGTTTATAAATCACTATTATACTCCGTCCGGTAAATACTTGCATGTATAACTTAAACGACGAATTAGGAAATGTATTAACCTTTAAACTCACTAGTGGAGTAGAACTAATTGCTACATTATTAGGATTAGATGAAGATGGCGACCAAGTAACATTAGGCGACCCTCGTCTAGTAATTGTAAATGATAGTGAACTAGCACTTATACCTTACATATTTACTGGTGAATCAGAAGAAGTTATTGTGCCTAAATCTCAAATTCAAACAGTAGTTAAGACTCTACAAACTAGTGCAGACGATTACGAAAAGATATTAGACCCAAACCAGGATTAGTATAGATAAATACTAATATGGCCGGTATAGGAAGAGTTAAAACAGATAACGCACAAGGAGTTGTAACAGGACCCGGTGCTTCTACTGTCTTTGCAGATAGCAAAAAAGTATCAATAGAAAAAGATAAAGTAGCAGGCCATGGCAAGTCACCCCATTCATCACCAACATTAACAAGCAACTATTCATCTACAGTCTTTGCAGACGGTAAAAAAGTAAGTAAAAAAGGAACAGTTGCAACCTGTGGACATTCTTTAACACCTGGTTCATCCACGGTTCAAGTAGACTAATGTTCAATGGCCAAGTTAATTTCCGTAATAGGCCCACATTCTAGAAATACAAATAATAAAGTAAGAATTCAATGGAACATGGGTAATTCATGTAATTACGAATGTGAGTATTGCCCTCCAATACTACACGATGGGTCTAAAAACTGGTTTAACAAGCAGGTATATATAGACACCATCGAACGCCTAAACATGCACTACAGACCCTTAAATAAAGTCTTAGACTATGAATTAATAGGTGGAGAAGTGACTGTAATGCCTGGATTTGAGGATATAATACGCAAAATACACGAAAATGGCAGTAAATCAATGATCTTTACTAATGGAAGTAGAACTATTAATTGGTGGAGTAAAGCAAAGTTATATTTAGATACTGTAGTGTATACATACCACCCTTTAAGTCAAGATAAAGAGCATTTTAAGACGGTTTTAAGCGAAATTATGGACTATGTGCATGTTGATATAAACATTGCTGGTATTGGCGGACAAATAGACGAATTAGGCGTATTAGTAGAAGAAATTAGAGACCTTTTTAAAGACTGTAAACGTAATAGATATGATAGTGTTAGTATATGTGTTAAAACCATGTATAAGAAGCTCTTAGGCGCCCGTAGCAAGCAGGAAACGTATTGGGAATACACAGACAGTGAGTTAGAAGTTTTAAGAAGACCCGGTATAAAGCCGAGACCCGCACCAGAGCCTGATCCTAATGCACCAGAGACAGCACCTCCAGATCCTAAAACATATATGACAGAATTTTTATATGATGACGGGTCTGCAAAGTATGTTCAAAACCATCAAATTATAAATGAACAACTTAATGAATTCCGCGGTATGGTATGCCATTTAGGACGAGAGAGTTTAAATATAGATGGTGAGGGCAACATGTATAGTAGTTGGTGCGGAGCAATTAACTTTGGCAATATTGCAGACGAAACATGGAACTTCCCAGGCTATAATTATCGATGTCCTTTAACATATTGTAATAATTTAAGTGATATATCAATAACTAAAACTGCTGAGCCTATTAACGTTTAGATCTCTATTAAGCAATTTTCTAATAACATAATATACTTTCTTCTCATATTCAAAGTTTAAATTAAACGATCTTAAAGACCAATCATCACATAATGCATTTGAGAATATGTGCATTTCTTCATTATTATTAAAAACATGGCCACTAGCACTAACAAATATATCATTTGTTTGTTCAAACTCAAATTCTAAGTTTAGCCCCGGCAGAACAAAATCATTTGGCTTGTTTAATATGCTTTTTCCTTTTACACTTTTTATAAAGTGTTTTAAGTAATGATAACTTTGTAATGTTTTTACTAATGTTTCACTTTTTGAATCTATGTTATGAACGTCATACAACCAATTACCTTGTTCGTCTATAATGCTACTACAATCGCCACATAAACATTCGCCGTCCAACTCTACTATACAATCATAATTATTTTGTAATTCGTTAAGATCGTTTTTATTGTGCTTGTATTTAAAAAATTGTATTTGTTTTTGGCTTACTGTATCTATATTATTTTTTATTATTTGCCAATCAGTATTTAAAAAGACCTTATCTTCTAGACCTGTTGTTTTAAATACAAAATATACACCGAGTTCACTAAGATCTTTAAAAACATTATTATCGCCCATACCGTAAGTAACACATGTCATAGTAATGTTTTCACTTTTAAGAACCTTACACAATTCTACTATATTAGGATGTAAAATAGGATCGCCGAATATAGAAATAAAAGTTACATGTTCTAACGTATATATTGTAGAAATATATTCGATTATACTGTTAATATCTAACTGGTAATTTATTTTTCTTTTTCCAAAACGATGATTGACCCATTGTCCTTGAGACGATAAAGGGTTAAAAACAATAGAGTTAGTTGTTATGTCAAGTGTTATATTCATAAAAAAAGCACTAATATTTAGTGCTTCTTTTAATTAAATTTTTTATGTTATGGCTTAGTTCCGCCACCTGTTGGTGCAACAGCATAAGAAATAACTGCTTCATAATCATCTGCATCGTCATCATAATAATACTCATCTGCTACATTTAGATCACTAGCACTACCGCCTGCAGTATAAACACCTATTGAATATTCTTCAACGATTGTTTTACTTCCTACTGTTCCTTTAACAGCAAAGTTATATATACCTGGAGCAATACTAGCCGGTGCTGTGCCTGAATCTGAAGTATCTGCAGTAACTACACCAGTTCCTGTATCAAATGTCATCCATGGTGCTAAAGGACTAAAATCAATAACTGATATTCCTGTTGCTGAACCATTTAATCCAAGATTAACAGTATCACTTCCGCCATACTCTACATCAAACAATCTTCCGGAAGGAACATCTGCAATTTTAACATCAGTATTTTGCGGTGCGTATGCTATTGAAAAACTAACATTACCTGAATCTAATGATTTACCTGATCCAAATGTTAAGTTATCATATTTTAATAATGTATCAGTAAGATCAGCACTTACTAACTGCCTGGCTATTATATGCCCTTCGTCTACTAATGTAGTTTTAATTTGGTTCGCTGATCTTGATCCATAAAGATCAATATAATGAGTAGTAATACCTGCAACAATGGCTGTTGAAACTGACGTTCCGTCCTGCCATGCATAATTTGAAACATTGCCACTATCAGCAATCATTATGTCTTTACCCATAGCAAAAATATCTAATTTTGCGTTATTATTAACAGTTCTATAAAGATCAACATTTGCTGAAGTATCAACAATTGGCCTATTTGTTATATCCATTACTTGATAGTCATGATCAAATGATCCAACAGTAATAACAGTATCTAAACCACCGGGTGAATAATCATCAACTTCGCCACCGTTGTTACCTGCCGCCGCTATAATAAGTAATCCGTCATCTAACATATCATTAAGTGTATCATCAATTAACTCACTTTTAGATAGTGTAAATGGCATACATACAACTTTTGGAGTAGTTGGTGTATTGTCATTATGGTGACTTGCTACTTCATCAAGTGCCCCAATAACATCACCTATGG